TTTCGGTGTAGGGTTTCCTAGACCATAGGTCATAATTGGAATAAATCGTACACAGGTCGCCATTCTGGATGCCCGTCGTGCGGGCAAGGATGCTAATCAGGCCGGGGTCAGCGTCCATCGTTTCATTGATGTACAGGGTTGTCGCATTACCGACTTTGCGCACCCTGTAGTACCCAATCAGGACACCGCTGCGCGTAATCTTGACCCGCTGCCCGGCGCGCTGGTCTGTCCAGCCCGCCGTCGCGCTGGCGACGGTGATAGTTGTCACCGGGAAGCTAGACGGCGTGCCGTTGACCGTCGCGTGACCGACTTCGGTTTCGGGTTCCACTGAAAGATACACTGGCGAGTCATTGTCTTTGGACGCCAGCCGTGTAACTTCCGTGCCAGATAATGCCGCGTTTACGGTCAAGCTAGTGCCTCCGCGACGTTGACAAGTACCCGTTCTTCAAACTGGTCGGCACGTAGCACGACTTCCAGCGTAGACGGCCCGCGATAGCCGCTACCGCCGCTGTCGCGCATGACAAGCGCGCCGGAAGATGGCACAACGTACTCTGACCCGTGAACAATGCCCGCCGCGCCCGTGCCGTTGCCCGTCCAGCCGCCGGAGGCGAAGCCGCTCATGAGGTTGCGCTGTGAAACCCGGTCCAGGATGTTAGAGGTAACATTCTGAACGCTGTACGGTTCCGCAACGGATGGTGCGAAATTAGACGCGCCAGCAGTCGCGCCGCCCGTCGGTGTGGATGGCACATAGTTCTGGTCGAATGAATACGTCGTACCGCCAAGCGTGAATTTGCCTGATTTGACATCGTTATAGAGTTTCAGAAATTCACCCATTGGGCCGAGCGCATCCATAATGCGCTGCCCAATCTTCGGGAACTCCTCTTGAAACCACTGGACAATCGGCTCAACGGCGGGCTTGATAGTTTGTTCCCAGGCATCGCGCAGCGTATTGATAAACGGCGTGATGTAGTTCTTTAGCACGTCATCAATGATGTTCTTAATGGCTGGCAGGCCCTCCTGCGTAAACCACTTTGCCATGCTCAACAGGCCGGGGCTGATTTCATCCCAAATCTTCTTAATCAGGTCGATAAAGTCGCCAATCTTCGGAATAACCTGCTTACTGATGAATTTGAGAATATCAGGCAAGGCATCTTTCGTGAACCAATCCGCCAATTTAGCGAGTTCTGGCCCCACAATGCCCCACAAATCCACAAAGAACTTCTTAAAATCATTCAGCAACGGCAGGACTTTCGTGCTGATAATCTCGCCAATCTGCGGCATGACATCCTTCGTAAACCACGCGCCGATTTTGTCCAGCGGTTCACGAATGTCCTCCCACAGCTTTTTGATGCTATCGCCCATTTGCTCGAATGGGCTTTTGACGGGTACATCTAGCTTCTGCCCGGCATAAATCAGGTTTGGGTCTTTAATATCGGGGTTCATCTTCGCCAGTTCTTGCCACGTCGTGCCGAACTGCTTGGCAATCTTCGTCAGGTTGTCGCCCCGTTTGACGGTGTACGTGGTTGTGCCGCCGAACAGCCCCGCAATGGCATCCTGAATACCCTTGATAATCGGCTCTACCGCGTCACGGATGCCGCCGAAGTTCGTCACGAACGCCGCCGCCAGCGCCGCCACGCCTGCAATGACTAGGCCAATCGGGGACATCAGCGCGCCCACCACCGTGACCAGCGTGCCGACAATCGACAGCACCGGGCCAGCCGCCGCGAGCAGCGCTGCAAAGCCGAGGCCGAGCGTCACGATTTCGGGTGAGAGGTTGCCGATTTTGTCCACGAGGCCAGACAGGAAGTTGATGCCCTTTTCCAGCACAGGCACAAGTTTCGCGCCGATGACCTCTAACAAATCCCCAAACTTATTCTTGAGGATGTCCAGCTTGCCCGCGAATGTCTTGCCCGCCGCCTCTGCCGCGCCGCCGAACTCGGTCTTTAATTCCTTGAGGATGTACTTCTGTGCGCCCATTAGGTCGCCTGATTCGACCATCCCTTTAATCATTTCTTCTTGCTGCTTGTTGAAATTCACCCCCACGCGGCGCAGCGCCGTTACGCCGAGAATGGGGTCTTGCAGCGCCTTGCCGACCTGGATAGCGCTGGATTTCAGGTCTTGCCCCAATGCGGTAGACATATCGAGGACAAGTTTCGTCGTTTCAGGGAAGATTTTCTTATTGATATTCGTGAAGGTCAGCAGTAGATTTTCCGCGCTCAGAATACTCTCATCATCGTAGCGCGTCACTTTCTGTAAGGCCGATGCAAGGTCAAGATAGGCTTGCCGGGACAGGTGTGTGACGTTGACTTGTTCCTTAACAACCTGATTGCCATCGTTAAACGCGACGGTTAGCTGATTGACTTCCTCACGCGCCCGCTGCAAGGCCAGCGCTTGCGCCTCGGTGTGCGTTTTGCTTTCACGCCAGCGCACTTCCATCATTTCAAGGCTATCGCGCGCATTGTTGAGCTTGCCACCGAGCTTTTCAAGTTCGTCGCTGGATAGTTTGGTGCTGGATGTCCACTCGCCATTGTGGGATGTGGTCGATTTCAGCACCGCGTCTAGCTGTGCCACCGCCGTTTCGCTGTCGCTAAACGCCTTGACTGCCGCCGCGCCGAAACCGAGGATGGGCAGGGTGAGGCCAACGGTTAAAGATTGGCCGATGGATGACAGCGAATGACCAATGTCCTTAACGCGATCTCCGAACGTATCGACCTCGCGCCCGGCTTCCTTGAGGCCGTCCATCAGCCCGCCGGTATCCGCGCCGATCAGCACCTTTAAGGTTGCCAGCACATCGCTCATCGTTTACCCTTTGCGCCGCCCCTGCTCGCCTTGCTCTTTGCGGCAAAGTACGCCATGATGTCTTGCCTGTCCCGCCACGACAGCCTATCGATTACGTCAAACGTCCAGCCGAGCGCTTCTGCCAACTGGATACGGCTCACCCGCTCCGCTACGTCTGCTACGCCGAAATCGCGTTCAACCGCTTCCGGCGTAGCGCTGTCGAATTTCAGCAGCACGTAGACCGCTTTTTCAAACTGCTGCGACGGCTTGAAAGGATTCCATTACGTGCTTCATGCACGCCACCCATTCGGATACTTTCAGGTTGTCGTAGATTTCGGCCTTGCGCGGGTCGCCCTTGTAAGGCCACTTCTCAATAAACTGCGCCATCCAGACGTAGAGCGGCGTTTCGTCGTTCTGCGCCTGCGCTGCTTCAACTGCCTTCGTGAACGCCCGCTTTTCTTTCAGCGTGATGTCCACGTTGACGACCCACTCCGCCGCGCCGTTGACGGGCGGCTCTACGCGCTCCGGCGCTTTGATTGATGTACTCATTACCACGTCCCGTAACTGAGCGTGCCATTCGATTGCAGTTCCAAGTTAAACGGCATCACGTCGTCATAAGGCCATTCGCGGTTGCGGCTGGCGACGATGAACGGACCGCTGTACTTGATGCTGCCGCTGGTCGTGCCGAACGGGGAAATGATAACCGTCCCCAATGTATTCGCCTGAAGCGCGAAGTCGTCGGCTGTGCCGAACGGCGTCGCTGTGCCGTTGTACAGCGCTTCAATCGTGACTGTCCAGGTGCGCAGCCCGCCGATATACGTGCGGAAAATGTCAGCGCCCGCCGTAATGTCGATGGGGTTGCCCTCATCGGTGAGCGTGATATTGCGGTACTGCTCTGAAAAGTTGGTTGTGCCAGCGCTGGTAATGAGCTGCGCGTGCATCGTTAGTCCGGCTCGTGCCTCTGTCATGTTGCCCTCCTAAGCTGATTGACGGATGCGATAAAACGCACCCTTGCGGTAGTAAGCCTTGCCTTCTACATTGTCCACGCGATTAAACAAGTCCTGTTGGGTACAGGCAATCGCGTTAAAGCCCGTGACGGTCAGCGCTACGTCTTTGAGCGCCGTTTCGATGTAATCTGACCCGCTGCGTGCATCGCCCGGCGTTGCCGCGATACATTCCACGCGGTACTCACAGTCGATGATGCGTGACGGTGAGATGTTGGTATCGCCACCTGCGACGTGCTGGAATACCACGTAGGGCAGCGCTACGCCCTCCGGCGCTTGCGTGTCGTATATTCGTCCTGCCCACAGCACGGTTCCCGCTGCCGTTGACAGTTTGGAATAAAGCGCCGTCCCAAGTGCGGACTGGAACCCCATTAGTAGCGCTCCGAGCCGTCGATGGCATCAGCGATTTGGTGCATAATGGCTACTGCATCCAGCGACGGTTTAAGGGTTGCCGCCATCGCCTCGTACTGTTCGGCTGGCGTTTGCGGCGGCTCGTCGTGCGCCATATCGAGCAGTGCGTGGATAACCTTGAGTTCGTTCAGGATTTCTTCGAGCAGTTCCGTTTTGGTCATGCTTTACTCCACGATAACCTTGAATAGCTTGCCATAACGCTTGCTCAGTCTCCATACGGCGGGTCTGACAAAAGGTCTGGCGCTCATACGAGGAGTGCCGAACTCAAGAAATTCTGCATAAGTCGCCGCCACCCGCATTTCCCACAGCGCTTGCCGGATGCGCGCCACGCTGATACTTGCCCGTAGGTTGCCTGTGACCACACCCGGCGGCTCGCCCGCTGGCGCGGGCGATTGTTCGTTGAAGTGCGTCTGCA